TAGATAAATTTGCTGGCGGTAAATTAAATTGGATAAAACCTGTTTGTCTTGTGTAAGTTTTTGTATTATCCGTTTCATTGCCATATGTAAATGTACTTTTCAATTGTTTTTTGCCTGCCACAAGTATACTGATTGTGTTTGTTCTTACATCCATAGGCCATTTTAATTTAAATTTAATTTGGCTGTTATTGCCTGTAAATGTTTCTGTTCTATTAAGATTTGTTATAAAAGCATCACCAGTATTTCTGTCAAACTTAATTCCTATATGACTTGTTTTTGTTAAACTTTCACCTAACACTGCACTTGCTTTTGCTTGTACACCAGTTGTAGAACCACTTAAAGTAATTGTTGGTGATGATATGTATCCCGAACCGCCTTCTGTTACATTAATTCTATATACAACTCCATTTTTAATGTATGCTGTGGCTTTAGCACCTGAACCACCACCGCCTGTAATTTGAACAGCAGGTGGATTTGTGTATGCTGTGCCGCCGTTCGCTATATTAATAGCAGTAATTTTAAAACCAACATTGTCTTTCCAATTTTTATCTGGATAAGTTGTAATGCCATCAGCACCCACAAGTTGATCATTATTCACTGTAACTTTTGATGGAGTAATAACTCCGTCAACATATCTTGGTGGATAATCAAAATCAGTAATTACAGAATTTGTTGGTTCTAATTTTTCATAAGAACTTACATACTCTCTAATTTTAGATTTGTATGGTTTAATCTCTTGAACATAATCTTCATAATTAGATAGATTGTCATTTTTAAATGTAATTTTTTGTTCTAATTGACCAACATTGTGTTGTGCCTTAACAAAACTTGTTTTGAACACAAAGTCATTCAGTTTATTTTCAGATAACGCATATTGAATACTAGAAAAATACAGTTTGTTGTACTCTATTGCTAATTCCTCAACAAATATCTTGTCTCTAATTGTTTCTAACACAACTCTTGTTTCTTGAATAGGCTGTCTATCATACAATGTAATGTCAAAACTGTTAGAATCAAATCCAACATTTCCGCTGTACACATAAAGTTTGTCTGAAAACTGTATTGTTCCATTTTGTCTACCAATAGTTTTGTAATTCACAGTGTAATCAACATCTACTTGGTCATCAATTTTCTCAAGTAGTAGCCATCCGCCTGAACCGATGTTTTCAATTTTAACAATTTGTCCTATGCTGTCTTCTAAAGAGTTAATTTGATAACTTTGAGATATCACATGATTTATTGCAGTGTATGAATTATAGTCTGTAGCATACCAATCAGCATACTCCCAGTACAAGTTAACATTGAAAGATTGTATCTTAGTCTTCTGCCAACCATCACCTGTAACATAACCATATATTGCCCATTTGCCATCTACTGTGCTGTCATTGTTTACTAACACACTGAATGGACGTACTTCAATAGTAGCACTGTCGCTGTAATTGTTTCCAGATTTTAATACTTTAGCACTGTTGATGGATCCATTTGTATCAATTGTAAGACCAATCAATGCTCCTTCACCTGTAAGACTTTTGATTTTAACAGTTGGAATAGATTTATATCCTTTACCAGCGTCTGTGACTGTAACATTAGAAATTTTTCCGTCTGTTACTGTTATATTTAAAAACGCAGGGCTAACTGATCCAATTCCTACAAAGTCTAATTCTTGCTCTGTATCTATTGTAGTGTCAAACAGTCCTGAATTTATCACTGGAGCAGGATCTGATTGTATTAAATTGCTTAGGTCTACTTCATCAACAATTAAATTTGTTTTCAATGTACTGTTGACTCTTTCAATCACCTGCTTTAATGCTTCTTGTTTGTCTGCGAACCAACTCTGTCTTGGATTTTGAAGTGTACCGTATTTCAATTTGTCACTTAAATTTGGATCAGGGATCTGATTAAATTGTGCATCGTATCCAATTAAACTGTTAAACCACACAGATTCAATATCTTTAGGCATAGTGCTTGAAGCATTGCCTTCTGTCAGGATAGCATATTCTTTGTGAACATTGTTGTTAGATTCAACAGTGTTTATTCTAAAATTAATCACAGTATCGTCGGCTCCAATAAAGGAATCACAATTTACAATAGCAAATTTGTTTTCACCGAATACTGTAACATATTTGTATCCTTGAGAGCGAGGATCTTTGATCAATTTTTCAACTGCGTTGGCACTTAATGTTCTGTTTTCTATTTCAGGAGTAGTTGTTTTGCTTTTTACCCAATAGTAATATCTATTAGTGAACTTGCCAGCAACTTTATCATAAATTCTTTTTGTAACAAAGTTGGTCGTATTTTCAACTGTGCCTGTTATACCAAGGGCAGGTCCATCTGTTGATACACTTATGGCATTGTATTGCGTAGGTGTATAAGATGATGCAGTCCATTCATGTACATCTATACTAGCACCAACAAATAACTTGTTCCAATATGAATTGTTAAAGATAATATTGTCCAAATAAGGATAATAATATTTTGCTTTGCTGATGTTCCACCATAATTTACCAACTTGAGTTTCGTCCCAATGATTAGTTTTATCAATTGTTCCCACTGCTGAATCATTGTTGTAGATTGCTGGATCGTAATTTGTTTTATAACTGATTTCTGCCTCAGCAGGTCCTGGAATTTTACCTGTGATTGGATCAACAAAATCTAATCTTGTCAATAGTTCATTTTTTGATTTACTGTATAAGAATATGCCTTGAATTTTGGATAAATCCGGTTGTGATATTCCTCCCGCACTTTTATGTAAACTTGTCCAGTTGTTTTGCTCTGGAGATTTTCTAAAATCAACCACTGTGCCTTTTTCTTTTCCAGCCAATTGTAACTTAGGTAATCCAACATACACGTGATTATTATTCACAAGCAAGTTTGTTCCAAACTCTGTGAATGTTTCATCATAACTAAATTTTTCAGCATACAATAATGTGTTGTCAAATTTTTCAAATATATGAACTGCACCCACATCATGTCTTGTATCTAACACAGTAGAACCATCGTCTACTTGTTGATCACCTTTAAATGATGTTACTGCTAAAGTGTTACCGCTAAATGACAATGTTGAACCAAACTGTTCTGAAGTTTCCATGCTTGGACTTGTCAATGTTTGATTTAAAGCATATTGTCCAGTATCATTGTTTGCTTTTTTGTAAATGTTGACCACACCCATATCAATGGCAGTTAAATCTTTCAGGGGCGATCCAACAGCAATTAATTCTCCGTCTCCAGATATACTGATATCAGCGCCGAAGTTAATGATTGGCGTAGAATCCTCTAATGGAACAATAGTTTGTTTGTAAGTGTAATGTCCATCTGTGTTTCTGTACACAACAACATTTTGTCTATCATCGCCATATTCATTTGTAACAACTAAATTTACGCCATTGGTATCCACATCAAATGTTTTAGCAAACTGTGTCAAATTGCTTTGATCTAATGTTGAGTCACCTTGTAATTCTATTCCACTGTCATTAGGCACATATCCTAAAACATCTGTATGAGTATCTTGTAATTGCCATAGACTTGATTGAAACGCACCTGCACTTATATTAGTGCTGGCTTTGTACAATTGATTATTGTATACAACTAATTCATCTTTGACATAATCTGCTTGGTCATCAAATACTCCCATGTATTTTTCATCAATTCCCAACCACCAATTCTTAGTAGCAGAGTATTTCATGAAGTAAACCTTACCAGGTAAATTGCTTGTTCCATCTCCTTCAGCACCTATAAATGCCACAGTTGTGTCTGCCACATCACGAATTTTTATTCTGTTTCCTAGTCTTAATCCACTTTGAGTGTCTGGCACTGTGTATGCTGAATTATATTCAAATATTCCATTTGTGTTTTTCTTATAAACTAAAAATGCTCCTTGATTAGTCAATCCACTCTGCACACCTTCTCCAACGGGTATATTGTAAACCTGTGTATAGTCTTTGTTTTGACTGCTAGGAATATTAGCACTTTGACTTATGCCTGGAACATTTTCAAATTCGTCCCAGATCCAATATTCTATATCATTTACTGTGTAAAAATTTTGATTTCCTGATACTGTAATACTTTGTGTATGATTGAAGACTAATATATCTCCATCAGTTGGACCTGATTGTACTGTTTGTTCAATTGATCCAAGATTTCTATTCACACCACCACCTAGTCTTGTCAATGTAGACGATGCTCCAGCATCAGAACCTAAACTAAATTGTTTACCATTGGAATTGTTAAAGTAAATTCTTATTTTTTCCAGAGCAATAAATTGTACAAAAGTTACATCAGCCTGCGCCTGAGTGCTTGGGTCATATATTTGATGTATTCCTGCCTCTGGAAAATAGTAATTGGCGTTGTTATCTGGTTGTGAATCTATATCCACATATCCTTCCCAAACATCCACCACTTCTTTTAGACCATTTGTATCTGAAGCACTAATATTTAGATCCGCAAAATCATAACCACTGGAATCAGCACTGTTAAAATACACACTGATGTTGTTGCTAGAATTACTTGAATTTAAATTGCTGTCATGAGCAATATCATATCCTGTTCTCACAAACCATTTATTGCTTAAGATATTTTGACCACTTACTTCCCACGTGTTGTTAGCAGGATTTATTTTGTAAGTTTGATAATAAGAGCCAACACCAAATTGTGCTTTTACTAAAGGTGATTGTGGAGTGATTGGCACTATAGGTTGTTCTAAAGAACTGAAAAATAAATTTGTATCTCTCACTTCATTCAATACCTTAATGTCTTTTACAATAATATTTGTTGTAATGTCTGATCCTGCATTTGTGTTTACATTTGCGCCAATGGCTACTTTCCACCATCCGCCTAGATAATTATAATCTTCAGAATTAACTCTTGTGTAATCTCCAATTGGTTGTAAATCTAAAAATAGCCTATCACTCTGAGCAAAAACACCGCTTACATCTTTCAAGTATATCAATGATTTAGAAGCAACTTTTCTTATGTACGCCACTGTTCCTTCTCCTGTGTCTGTAGATAATAATTGTCCAACTGTTGGATCTACAAGTGTGTTAGAAACTTCTAATATCTCATCAATCTTTTCCTGAATTGATATTTCTGCTCCACTGAACACATTGTCTTTGATAGTTGGACTTGATGCTCCTCCAAACGGTTGGTTTGGTGCTTTAGAATAATTGTTTCTATCTAATGGATATTCTGAACTGAAATCTAAATAATCCAAAATCAATCTGTCACCTATTTTGGTTGCTGAGTATTGATCAGCAGATGCTCTTATCAATAAATGATCTGTGGTTCTGTTCGAGAATATACTATCACCAATTATTAGATTGGTTGTTGAAAAGCCTACATTTTCTTTGTAAAAAGCACTAGAATCAAATGTCGAAAATAAGTCTTGTGCTACTGCTCCTTCGATTTGATTTACTGCTCTCCATAATTGCTGTTTGTATTGTACAATATTGCCAACATTATAATTTGATGTTGGATTGAATACACCTTTGTATTCAGTCTGAAGATTGTCGGCATTTGGAGCACCTACTAGAACAAATTGTCCATCTGGTGAAATATCTATGCCTTTACCAAAACTGCTGTCAGATCCGAATAAATCTAAGTTTATTAATGGATCTGAAGTTGGTGCTTCTATGATTTGTTTTAACACTAATGTGCTATTTTCAATGCCTCTGTTGAAAACATATATTTTGCCATCGCCATCTGTTGGTTGGCTAACCAACACTGTTGTATTTTGTTTATTTGCCGCAATGACTGTCCCAAAACTTAAATCTCCAGACTCAGTAGTTGTGCTTATTTCATTATGTTTTTTGAAAACAAATTTATTGTTTACAATACTCCATGTTCCGTCATCTGTTTGATCAATCCAGAATTTTTCATTGTCTTTCAATCCTTGAACATTAATCGTTGTGTTAATATCATTTATAGAACTTAATCTAGATTCAGTAAATCTTTTTATAATGCCTGTAGCAGGATCAATTGAAACAAATCCTTCTTTGTCCTCACATACAATAGATGTTAAGTTTGCGGAAGAACATTTCAAAACATAATCAGTTCCATTAGCATTTACAACAAAAATTTCACCAGCCTGCATATTGGCTGTTGTGAGTGTGTTTACAGTAATTGTGTTGCCATCTTTTATAACAGATGTAATTTGTTGATCTGTGTTTGTGTATTTTAAAACACTCCAAGTTCCTTGCTTGTTTCCGATCCAAACATATTGATTTTCTTGTAGTGTTGATAAACTTGACGTTGTTAATAAATCATCATAATCTGCCAGTGTTAAACTTATATCTATTGGATGCACAGGACCTGCAGTTTTAATGTAAGTGTTTTGATCATACTTTACAGGAAAAGGTTTATGAGTGTATCCATTAGGAGCAATATAAGTTTGTCCTGATTGTATTCTGTAAACTAAATCTGTAGTTACAGGTTGATCATCGGTCAAAAGAATTGGCTGTGGATTCAATCTAATTTTAGATTCATCTAGTTTGTATTCTATTTCATCAAATGTATCTACAGCACCATATTGACCTTTACGCATTGCCCACTCTTCAAAAAATTCTATACTTTCTTTATCAGCACTTGCTAGAGCATCAAACAATTTGTTTAAAGCATTCGCTGTTCCTTTTTCTCTTATAAAGCCTTGATAAAATTTATACTGACTGACATCATCATTTATAATGTTGCTCAAATATTGTCTTGGCTGATAACCTATTAAATGCTGAGCAAGTTTTTGTTGTTGTCTATCAAAATTATCTGTGTCTAAATCATAGAAGTCGCCAAATTGATTTGTTTGATAATCAAAATTAGAAAGCAGATTGCTATCTGGTTTGCCATCTAGTTTACGCCAATTATTACTATCAAATTCAGCAGTGCCTTTTAATTTTGAATTGGCTGTATAATAAAACTGTTTGTGTTTTACCACATCACTCATTGCGTAATCTGTGTATGGTTGCCAAGATTTGACTTTTGCTTCATCAAACACAAAACCTGGAATATTTAAACTGCCGTCCCATTCTGTAAGATAACCCAACATTTTAATTCTATCTTGTTTGTAACCACTCGCCGGATCATAAATTAAATCACTAAATGATGTTGTATTGTCCAACAAACAAACGTGTTCTTTTTGAACTAATGGCACTTTAGCAAAATATATTCCGTTAATTGTATTTTTTGTAAACAATTCAAATGTATTTGACTTTCTCACAATTCGTAGATTTACTCTATCTAAGTTGTTTCCATCCTCTTTTAATACTCCATAGGAGTAACTGTTTTCTATCACATTGTCTGTGGTAGCAAATTTAGAGTTTACAACTAATTTTTTGCTGGCAGGACTTAAACTTATTACAGCGCCTTCGTCCCAATTTTGTGTTGTCCAGAATAAAAATTCTTTAGCACTCAATTGCCAATTGGCAACCAATAAAGTTTGTGGATCAAATTGATCAAATTCGAAACCTTGTGATTTTAGATATGACTCGTATCCTAAAATTATATCTACCACAGTTTGAATATTGTCAATCACTGTTCCATAAGGTGCTGAAATGACTCTATCTGTAATAAAAGTTTTTCTTAAAACTGCTGTCGCACCACCTTCAGTTGGCAGTTCAACTAGTTTTATAAATTTAGAACTATCAAACGTTTCACTTGATATGTGCGTTTCATCAGTAGCATAAAAACTGTCTTCATATTTTACATAAGATCCGCTATCATATCTTTTGTTTGCGTCCCATTTCACAAATGCGGCACTTACACCACCCACAGTGACCGTTGGATCATTGGTTTGTTCAAAAGGCATATGATATCTGATGTACGGATCATTTTTATCATATCCTTTTATAGCAAAACCTGTTTGTTGTTTTTCTATAATTAAACCACTGTAAGTTAAAATGTCCACTGGTGTAGATACATTGTAAATTAACTTGTAGTTTTCTTCTGGCACAAATAAACTTGTGGAATTCAATGGTGTCTTACTATCTAACAACAACTTGAATTTGTCTTGATTGCTGTATCCTCTGATTTTGAAACCGATTTGTGTCTGTATACCAGCAAATTGTTCTTTGTAACTTGCGTAGTTTGTCGTTTGTGAATCTTCTACAGTTTCGTAAACATAGTTTACAAGTCCAGATGTCAATATTTCTGTTGCGTCATTTACACTGCTTGGCCATACAACATCAGCAGGTCTTACAGCAGTTGCTGAATTGTATACAATTTGACCACTAGCACTTCTACTCACACGACTGGTATCTAAACCTATACCTATTGCTTTACATGGTTGATGTAAAATGTAACTTTTTAAAAGAGCAAATGGATAATGAACGCTTCTTCTCCATGTATTCTCAATTGGAGAATAGTCACCAAACTTAAATTTTTGTTTTGTAAGTTGTAGCACTGCTCCTCTGGCATAAGCACTATCAAACGGACTTCTTATGTTGCCTTCGCTGTCTACAGGTATATGGCTTGTTAATCCAGGTCTTTTATAATTTTCTTTAATTACAATTTTTTTGTTTGGCTCTCTTACGATACCTTTTTCAAGGTCTTGCCATAAAATTAAATTGTCTTTTGTGTAAGGTGCTGGCCCATACACTGTTGACCACCAACTAGGTTCGATTGTATATCCCAACATCTCCCATGGAGCAATATTTGGTCTGTCAGTGTCATAAGCATGGCTGTACACACCTCTCCAGAAACCTAATACGTTCTTGTCTTGAGGAGATACCATGTTGCTGTAATTCCAAGTAAGACTGTTTTCTTCTATCCAATAAGAGTTTGCTGTGTAATCTTCGTTACCTATATACGATAACCAATCATTGAAGTCTCCCAACAATGTTTTGTTAATTGATTCTAAAGTAAATTTATTTGTTGCGTATGCTCTAGGAACAAATGATCTAATTCCAAATAATTCTTCATCGTATGAACACTTAATATTATTAAAAATTCTTTTTTCCATTTCTAAGATCACATCATCTCTGAAGTCATCAAAAGCAACCATGATACTGCCGTCATGACCTTGAAGCACATTTATTGGAGTGACTGCTGTGGTATCTAAATATTTTTTAGGAGCATATTTTGGATACAATCCTAGTTTCGTAGGTGTAGGAGGAATATGTGTCCCGTTGGTTGTTTCAAATTCATTTATTACTATTGTGTCATCTAGTGCCACAGTTTTTGTAATTTGTACAAAACCTTCTGAGAATACATAATCAACATCGTGTGTCAATTGCGTACCATTATGATAAACGTAAACTGCTTTGGTAGACAGTGTTGTTAAATCAAAACTTGATGATAAAGCAAAAAATTTATTGTCTAAATCCAATACAGTATGTGTGGTTGTTTTGAACGCACCTATACCCATCATGTCTGTTTTAAAGTATGGCAAATTGTTATTGTTGTCTTTGTTAATTTTGCTTAAAATTTTATCAACAATCTGAGTAGGTGTTCCATCAAAACCAAGATCATCCATTGCTTTAATAAACGTTCTTTTGAATTTAAAATAATCGTATTGGCTTGTAGAAATAGAATTAATTAAATCAACTTGCCTATTATCCAATAGGAATGATGCCAAAGGCATTGGGCCACTGTGTTGTAAAAACTTTCTACCATAAGCAGAAGCATTTGGAAAATCTCTTAGGTTACTGACTCCTGGGGTAACTCCTTCAATATCTAACAGTTCATTTGTAATGGATTTCACATGATCAGTCACTTGCCCCACAGTAAATTTTGTTGTTTTAGCATTAAGTGGATTGGACTGTAAATTTGTTGGAAATTCATAATGACCATTGGAATTCTTTGGTGTGGCGCTGTTTGTTCTAATAACAACAACATCATTAGCATTAAGATTTGTTGTAAAATTAATGTAAGCAATTCCATCAATTCTTAAAAATGACCAATCTTTGTTTTCAATCTTTTTCTCATTGTTCACAAACACAATCGCTGTTAAATCATTCAAGTCTCCACTTTTATTATACACGTCAACAGCAAAGTTATTATTCAAACTTGATGACGCAACATACTGTCTATTAACTTTTTGGAAACTATCTGTTGGTGCTTTTGTCCAGCCGTTTACAGTTTTAAAATTACCTGCGGCATCATATTTTTTTAAAAATGCTGTTTCTGAATTAAGAGTGCCACTTAAATTTTGTGATTGATATGTGTACGTTTCATTTAATAAATTGAAATCAAATACTATATCACCTATGTTTTCAACATTTGAATATGTTAAAGGGAAACCTAATTCTGTATCCGATGTGCCAGTCCCTTCAACGTAACTAAAAATCTTGTTTCCTAAAAATGAACTATTTGGATACAATATTGAATCATTGAAACTTACACCGTTGGTATCAAACAAATCAAACAAAGGTGTTTGATTAACTTGCGTTTTTTCTTGTCCAACTTTCCATGTAGTGCCTGTATACCAATACCACTTGCCTTGATTTTTGGCGCCGTCAGTGGTCAATATAGTATCACCTTCAACTGGTGAACCGCCTGTTACTTCAACCAAACTGATTTGTTTTGTAGTGGTAGTTCCTTCTGTGAAATCAATAAATTTAACTTCAAAAATTTTATTTTTTACTAATGGATCTGTGTCAGCAGTAAAAATAACATTCATTCCATTAGTCAACGCAATTCCATCAATGTAAAAACCTTGTGAACCCTCTACATCACTCATAGCGTCAGTGGTCACTGTGTCTATTAGGTCAATGTTTGTTTTTGCTTTGAAACCAAAGTTATATAATTTTATACCTGCTTCAAACTCAATGATAGGACGTCTTGCTCTAGTGGCTTGATCAATGTTTGCTATCTGACCATTTGCTTTAGCACTTGCTTCTATCACCGATTTATGAATCCATCTATTGTGTCTTGCCCATGGATTCCTATCTGGAGATGATCTGTTTATAACAATATAGTCTTTATCAACAGCATAAGAAGTGGCAGTTCCAAATCCCACTGTGTCAAAGTTTTGTGAATCAAATGGAATAGGAGTTACATCTGTAAAAGGACTTTTAACTTCTAATTCTTGTGTGTCTATTAATTGAATTGCTTCACCAACTCCTTCAACAAAATAATCTTTTTCCGCATACTGGCTTGGCGTTACTGCACCAGCAAAATTTACTTTCATACCATTAGAAAGTGCTATACCATCAGCAGTGGTGTAATTCTTTTTGCCAATTACTTCATTAGCAACATCAATAGTAGAGTTTTCTTCGATAGCAAAAATTTGTATCAGTCCCCAAGCATTTATATCATTGGCACTTCCATAGTAAAGTTTTTCTGGTGCTGAGTTTGGAACTTCAAAAGTGATAATGCCTTTTTCCACACTTTGTACATCTATGCCGTCAGTGACATTGTATGACGCATCTAATATTCTTTGTGTTCTTATAACAAAAGGTAAACCTTCAGCATTGATATCAAACTTGTAGGTTTGTCCTTTATATAATTTTAATGTAGGATTGGCTGTTAATCCATCTGGTGTAAAAATGTATGCGTAGTTGTCTGTTTGGTCAGACTTTGTAACTGTATATGTGCTGACTACATTTCTTTGTTGTCCTGTGATTGTGACTGCAGATGCTCCATATGGCATCCAAAAATATTCTCTATAATTAACAAATTTATCCCAATCAATTCTCGGAGACCAAGCATAATATTCTTGTGCATTCAATACACTGTGATTAGTTACGTCACCATTAAAATTTTTAACTTGATTAACAAAATCTAAATAATCAGAATAGAAATTTACGTTGCCTAAATCATCTTGTTGTACTACACTAGGTTCAAATTTATAATTTTCTCGGTCAGCATCAACTTCAGGCACATATAAATCTGTTGCCTTGTAAGCATCGGTAATTTTTCTTCCATAATAAGCATTGATTTTTTCTAAAGTTCCTTGAGATATTAATTGATCAAGTGTACTGTGTAAAAATTTTTGATTGACTGGTGTTCTAAAATATTTAGGTAAAAATTCTGAGGATTCTCTTTTACCGTTTTCTTTGCCTGAAGGCAAACTGAAATCTTTCTGATTGTTGTCGTATGCCATTAATATCCACTTCCTCCACTAGAGCCTCCACTTGAACTTGAACTTGAACTAGAACTAGAACTTGTACTAGAACTAGCAGGCAGTGTGCCACTTAATGTGCTGGCTGATGAAGAACTTGTTGTGATGTTTCCATCTGCTTTTAATTTTGAGGCTGTAACAGCATCTATAATTTCAACATCAGAAACTTTTGCTCCACTTATAAAAATTTCATCATTTTCTGATTTGACTTCAAACAAACTGCCAAAGGCTTTTGAACCTTCTTTAGGCACAATCACAAACGTTGCTACATCAGGTGCCAATTCATTCATTACATATGTGCTCAACTCTGTAAAATAAAAAGTGTCGCCAAATTCCCAATTTTCAAGAGCAAAGAATTGGTTGATTGCTGTAATAATTCTGCTTTTTATATCACTGTCGTTGGTCACTTGCTCTTTGTTTTTAACAATTTTAAATGTCGCTTGTACATTAGTATCTGCTTGTGACCCAAATAATATTTTGTATTTTACTGGATGATACACTATTGTGTCACTTATAGATTTTATTTTAGACAATGGAGTGTTGAAGTTTGTATATAAAGAATCGCTACTTGGTAACAAAGGTTTTGTTGCTGTTACACCTGCTAACCATAATCTAAAATTAATATCGTAAGTTCTTGTTAGGATATACATATCAATTATGTTAGATGAACTTGGATCAAGTCTTGTGTTACCGTCTACTGTGTGTACATATTGAAACTTAATATTATCTCTACCAATATGAGCAATATAATTTGTTACGTTAGTTGTTGTGTTTGTTGTTGTGTCAACTTGTTTGAAACTGTTGCTGTCTATTAGATACACAATAGAACCATTTGGATAGTCTCCAATAGCACCTACAGATGTTTGTCTGATATAGATGGACTCTTCTGTGGCATCACAATATTGATATCTTTCTGTACCATCTGTATTTTTTACAAGTTTTTGAAAAACATATTTTGTTGATGCGTTTGTGTTGGGATCTACAACAAGATTAAAAGCATTTGGATTATCTACTATGCCGTCTTGATCAGAATCAAATTGTGTAAGTTCAATTTTAGCACTGTCAACATAACCGTTCTGTGTTCTGTATTCTGTTGATATAGCAAAATTTATGTCATTGGTAAATGGATTGTTGCTGTCTGGTTTTGTGTTGACTGATAACACTGAAATTTTATCTTGAAGTGTTGCTCCAGTTTTCGCATTGAAATTTCTATCAGCACTGTCATAAAAGAATCTTACTTCTTTTTTACTTTCAAACACATACCTTAATCCTCTAAACGTGATTGTGTACGTAGCACCATTGTTGATACATTTTATTAACCAACTAGCATCTAGTTGTTGATTTGATTCGTCGCCTGTTTTACCAACACTGAAATCACTGTATACATTTAAATTATTTTCATCAATCACGTTCCATTTTCTAGTTTGAACATCATAACGTATTCCGAAATTGTTATAAGCAAACGCCTGATCTATGATCAATGTTTTCACATCATCTGAAAACTGTTTTGAAAATTTAGGTAAAATTTCACTAGCAACAGCACTTGTAGGAATTACATCATTAAACTTAACAGCACCTTCGCCTGTAGAAGTATTTGCTACACCATCATTGTAAACACTTACAACCGATGTCCAAATGTATTCTTTAGCACCCGGATGATCTGCCGCACCAGCCATTAACTTATTGTCTGACATAAAATGGAAACCAGTTGGGGCAACAAATTTTACCATAGCACCTGGCTCTATGTATTTTAATTGACTGGCTGTGAAAGAACCCACTTGATAATCAATAACATTTACAGCATCTATAAATTTTCCTGTTGATTCATTTGTGGCATTTGTAACTTGTTGCCATACTGGAACAAAATCTGTCAAAATTACTTTTGGAAATTTTTCTATATAAAAGTTTCTTGTTTGTTGTTTTGACAATAAAGGTTCTAATTGATTTATAATTACACCTTCTATATCTGTTTGTGTAGAAAAACTAAATGAATCTAAATTTTCTGTTTCTTCTTTGTATATTACTCCATCATTACCAAACACATTTGTATTGCTATATTTGCCTGTGGCATCAATTAAATCATAATATCTTGAAATACCACTTGCTGTTCTGTTGGTTGCTTTTACTTTAATAATTTCTTGATTAGTGCCTAGTGGAGCAACATTATAATCTTCACCTGTTATCATTCTATTTTGAGTATAGTAAGTTGCAGGAGCGTTCAATCTAATATTGTCATTTGTTTCTGATGTAGTTGCGTTATCAACTGTGTACTGTAAACCAAGTGTTATAGTTAATACCTCTACTTGATTATTACTTGAAACATATTGTACATCTATTTGTATGTTCTGCATATCAGCAGGAGTAATTCTTATATTTTGATTTTTACTTCTTCTGTAATACACTTTAAAATTACCTTGCGGTAAATTTCCAAATATGCCATCAGCAAATTTTAAACTGATTGAATCATCGGCACCACTTAACACTGTGTAGATATTTCTGATATTTTTTTCTGTTGAATTGTATATTACATTATTGCCTGTGACTGAATCAACTTTTGTCCATAATGTGTCTTCTAATCCAGTGTCTGTGTTAAGGCTGTATAACCAAACATCAGTGTTGTTAATATTGCTAGATTCAATTGCTACACTCTGATTGTTTGAAGGCACATCTATGTTAAAGTCACCATTATCAAGAACTCCTTGTCTAAAGTGTGCGAAAAATCCTGTGTTATTACTGCTGTTGCCTTTGCCATCATCTCTATATAACATGCTGAATTTTCTGCCTGTCAACGGTGCTTCTTCAACAATAGCACCATTGTCAAAAGATGTTGAAACAATTTCAAAAGGTAAATTTTGTCCATTAACAGTTTTATCAAAAGCATATACTGGAACATCTACACTGTTAGCATTAATTCTATATTGATTAGTTGGAATAGCATCTATGTTTTCTGATTTAACAGGATTGCCAAATTTTTCATTTTCAGACAATGAAGCATTTAAAATTTTTATAAATTGTTCGTACCAATTTGTATTGCCTGAATCATTCCAAGTTACTGTTTGACCACTTAGGTTTAAGTTATTGCTGTCCACAATATTTTCAGTGGTGCTTATACCTACTATTTTAAGTAAACCGTTTGCGGCTTGATTACGTGTTGGATTGTAACTGATCAGTCTTGCCAGTCGTAAAATTGAATCTCTTCTATCTGCTGTTTCTAAAAAATTTTCTCTAGCATTCAAATCTGTTCTGAAAGCCAAGTTTTGTCCAAGGTAAGCAACCAAATCAATCAGTGCTAGATACTCTGATGATTCAATGTAATCGTTGAAATCCTCTGGATAGTTCTGTCTGATATACTGGATCATTGTTCTACGGATTGTGTCAAAGTCGTAACTTTTGAATTCCGCATTTTTGTAAGACTGATATACTCTTTTCCAGTCTTCTGCTAACAGTAATCTATTTTGTCTATCTGTGATTGACATTGGTTTCCTTTGTTATAGTATTATTTATTTGTTTGTATAAAGTGGGCATTTAATTCAGTAATCCATTATTTTCGTCAAATGTCAGTCTAAGTTTCTCTGACACATTATATTTCACATAAGTGAGTTCAACTTCAATCTGTATACCTGAGTCAAATGGTGTTACGAGCACTGTGTCTGCTTTTATTCTTGGATCTGTCTCAATGATCTTAAGAATATCATCTTTGATCGCTTCTTCTAGATCAGGTGTTAAAGGATCATGTATCACGTCCCATATGATTGTGCCGAATTCTGGATTTTCTAATTTTTCTCCTTGTGATATGTGAAAATGATTTAGTAGATCCTGTTTGATTAAACCAATGTCATTGAGAGAAAAAGTTGTGTTGTCTGGATTAACAGTGCTGATTCCTCTGTACATTCTTTGAGTAACAGGAGTCTGTGCTGTTTGAGCCGATTTTACTGTAACTTCTTTATATAATTTTTTATGTGCCATAATGATATTTAACCAGCAAAAACTTTGCCACTACCAGTAGCGGTGTGACCACAAGTTGCCGCATCTCCTTCCCTACATATGAATATTGCGTTTGCTTTTACTTTAGCACTAGATCCTGACATCACAGCATCACAGTGTGGTGGTATTGGACAAGGTGCGTGAGGTTCAACTGCCGCTCCTTTAACAACAATAGGAACTCCTTCCACAATAACTTTTGGTGCTAGATTACCAACGATTGTGCCTACTGCTGTGTCCACTGTTACTCTACTGACTCCTGGCATTATGTCCTCGCATTTTTAAAAGTGTCTGGAATATTGATTGGTTCTGCTACAACAATATCCGCCTGTTCACTTCTATCTGTTTTAATTAAAGCCACTGCCATTGGATCAAAATTTTCATGATGACTCCAAGGTTCATGCTGTGGCACACGTTTCATGATGCTTGGTGTTTCTTCGCCTGGAAGGCTCCAAGCCGCTAGAGGCGCCACCGGCGTAGCCACTGCTATTCCGCTAGAAAGATTTATGAGTCCTCCAACGTCTAAATTAATATTGCCACCAGCATAATGATTGGTTGTGCCTCCAACTGTGATGGTTTGTGCGCCGCCTACTTCAACAGTTTGTGCTCCAGTGGTCAACAAGTTGTGTGTTGTTGACTCTTGATTGACTGTGGCACTTTTTAAATTTATGTCTCTGCCTGCTTGTAAATTAAAGTCTCTATCTGTTTTAAAATTGAAATCACCTTTGCTGTGAACACTCACACTGTCTTCAGCATAAAAATCTATTTTACCGTTGGCAGTCATTTCTATCCATGCTGTGCCATTGGCGTTGGCAATGTACACAAGGTCTTCTGAATTGTGTAACAGTATTTGGTGTCCTGTACGTGTTCTTATTCTGAACAATTCATTGTGCGGAGTGTTCTTTTCTCCTTCAATCACATCTTCGCTGGTTTCAATATCCACATATTCCATTGGACCTTCTTTGGCTTTTGTTTTTCTAATAAATTTGTCATCACCATCATCCATTACAAATGATGTACCACCTGTTCTAGCAGATGCTATAGGTTGATTTTGTGTGAACACTTTGTCGATAGGTCCTGGTGTGTTTATGCCAAACACACTGCTGGGCACTTCACGTCTAGCACTGGACGTTGTAAGTCCTCTTGTCTCATCTTCAATCAAACCTTGATTATCCAACACTGCTTTGAATAGCCTGTTGATTGGCTTTTTGATCTGTAAAGGTTTGTCCGCTGGCTTGTCTGCAAATTTTAATTTGTTATGTTCACCCACAGGCATTTTCTTGCCTCTGATGTCTGCGTCAGCAGGATCTTCTTGGTGTTCAGAATCTGTTGTGTCTGTGTTTGACATGGCAGGTGTTGAGCCTGGAATCATCACATTCATCAATTCTTGTGGAATACAACCAATCCAATATGCTCTATTAATATTGCCTTCTATGAACATTACCATCACAGTGTTGCCAACATCAGGTGGAACAAACCACATGCCGTAACTCTGTTGACTGTCTCTGTGATCTTTGTTTTTAGTCAATCCTGCCACATTGGTTGTGCCGTAAAATGGACTGAGATACTTTGCTGTGATGAATTGTCCAGTGGTTGCGGCATTGCCTGATTCCAATGTTTTTACCAATTCAACTTCAATGGCTCCACTGTATTTGGGATCCAGAACATTTCTCACAATGGCTTCAAAAGGTCCTGCATTTAATTTAGGATCTATTGAATGCGATTTTCTTATGTTTTGATTTTTTGCCATTAGTCTTTACTGTTGTCCTTAACAATTTTTTTCTTGTTGCCATCACCTTCTACAGCATCCAATGTCATGTTGGATTGTCTGTTTATTCTCAATGTTTGCTCAAAAATGTTTGCTCTAAAACTGCTTGTGATTGTTTGCACTTGGAATATACCGCTAAATTCTCCTAATCTAATTGTTTGTCCTGCTCCGTTTTCGTATGCCCCACCTGTAGGGAAAATTAAATTATCACCATTAGGTTGATAATCTATTGGTGTTTGGAAATTCATTTCTATAAAACAAGCAGTGTCTTGATAGTTAATTTCTCCTCTGCCGTTACCGTTGTTTTTATCACTGGCAGACGTTGTGATGTAAGGTCTAGGATCCACAAAATATCTTGTGGGTTCATCTGTATTCATCATTCCACTTGCTGGTAGGAAATAAGGATCACCAATTATTGTTAAATCCATTTGAATTAAATCAGTTGTTCCACCATTGATTATTCTATCATTCATTGTTCTAGCAATTTTTAATTCTGCACTTTCATTTTCTGTACCTTCACTGGATGTCTTTTGATCTTGGGCCTTTATGATTTTAGATGCTAGATGACCTGGTTTATTATTTTCAGAATCTGTTATGGTGAATATTGGACTCCTTGTGACTGTTGCTGATTTTTCTATGCTCTTGTTACCTCCAGCAGATGATGAGGCTGAACTTTTTTTCAAATTAGCAGGAGCGGCATTGAAAAACGCAAAATTATAAGTTAGATCAAAATCCAGTACATCTTTGTTCAACCCAGTGTATAGATAATTGAAACCTTTTACAATGTTTTGTCTAATCACAGAATAACCAGATGGAATGGATGTATCATCGTCAAATATAGTGTCAGGCACCTGATAAGGCACAATGCTGAACACATTCAATCTGGGATGATTATTTGCTTTGGCTTTGAAAAAGGAATCATTCAGTTGAAAACATTTGGTTCTTATTCTAAACCAAGGATGTTTGCCTGGCTCTTTGTTTAGCATTTCGTCAGGATTTTTTGTTAAATTTTTAGCATATTCACTCAACAGTATCACAGTTTCAATAATGTCTGTAATACGTGTGCCTTTTTTGAAACTCAAAGTCATCTGTTTTAAATTTAATGTAATACCATCTCTTGTGAAAGTTTTTTTACGTTTGTCGTATTTTTTTTCAAAGTCAGGAAATTTTTTACCCATTATAGCCATGTTATTTTCATTGATAGCCATTTTTGATGCTCCAATTTCGTTGCCTAAAAAAGTGGCATTAGGTCCATCGCCTGAAGTTTGATCCACTCTTACTCCTTGTCCGCTTGTGCCAGTATATTCATTGGTAACTGTTATATTTTTTCCCAGCAGTGTTTCAACAATTCTATCTCTTTTTACAGTGTTAAAGTAATAGTCACCTTGTTCACCAGTTTTAAATTCATCAGCCGTTGTCGCTCTATCTTTTGAAACTAATTGTCTGTCTGCTTCTGTGTATTCAATTTGAGAGTTTTTAGGAAAATATATCACATAATCATCTGAAGGCACTGTGGCAAGTTTTTCTTTCTTCTTGGCTTTTTTGTCTAGGTCTTCGCCTTTAAAATTTAATTGTCCCATTAAACTGTCATCACCCACCTGCATCATTTCGTAAACAGTTTTTCCTGCCAGAGTGATGTCAGTGTTTATACTGTTATTCACATCCATGGTTGGAGTTTCTACCCAAGGTGCGCCAACACAATCATACACAGCACCTGCCTGGGTGGCTCTTATAGCCGCCTTTGTCATTTGGATAGGCATAACTTTACGTAGATTGTTATTTCTAAAAATTTTGCCGTTCACATCAGTGCCAACAAAATCTATTATTAAGGCATAAGGTGCATTTGTAAATTCAACATTGCCATCTTTGGCGGCTTTGGCGGCTTGTATCGCCATAGTCTGTAAAAATAAACCAATACTGTAAGGTTCCGTTACAGTGAAAGCAATCTCTGATCTTTGTACGTGTTTGGTTTTTGGATTGGGTGCGATGAAAGATTTAACCTCAACATTGTCTATGAAGTATTCAAGACTGACTCCTGCTTGTTTGTAGAAAGTGACTTCTTCAATATTTCCTTTTCCAGAGGAGTGGGCAATAGGATGCAGAGGCATTCTGTTATAAAGTATGTTGGGAAAATTTACTTCTTCCAGTGTTAATGCCGCCAATGTGAACACAGCATTGTATGATTCATAATCATGCAGAGGATTAGGTATCAAGTCCCTTATAAATTCTTTTACTAGTATATTGGATTTTTTCTTTTTCTTTGAGTCTTTTTTTTCTTCTGTTCTTTCGGCGTTGACTGATACTGTACCATCGGCTTCGTAACCTTCAATGTAATCACCATACCCACCTGCGTTTTGCCAACCTGTGGTAGCACTGTTATCTTTCACAGTGTCTGTTTTGACTTTAACTTTACTGTTGTATGCAGGTCCTCTAACTCTTCCCATGTTAGACTCCTAGTGTATCTCTAAGAGCAGGTCCTTGTGGAATAAAAATTTCTAAGCCAGGAATAAGATCATACACTGGATCAGAAATTTTATCCATGTTGCGTTGAGCAAACACCCACCATAGTTTTTCGTTGCCGTAAAGATCATAAGCCAACAAGTCTGGTCTATGATTGTATTGTGGTTCCACTGTGTACAACACATCATC